GTCCCACTGATCGGTTTGGACTGTCGATAGAAGATGCCCGGGAATTGCTCCAGCTTGCCGCTGACATCACTGGCGTTACGACCGCCGTATTTCTCGACCTGTTCGATAATGACGCGCTCGGATTCGGCGCTGAATCGCTGGTCAATCCTGACCTGCGAGCCCGAAGGAATCTGCACGAAGTAAGGACGGGTCATTTCCGGCACACGAAAATGATGGTTCCAGTTCTGCTTGGTGGTGTTGGCGATGAAGAGAGTCATGGACGATCCCCTTAAAGGATCAGGCTCCATCTCTGGAGCCCGAGCATAAAAAAGCCCCAAAAGGGGCCGCCTGTGTCACTGCCGGTGACGATTACTGGTATTGCAGGTTCAGAATGAACAAGCCTTCCGGACGGACACCCCAGCCGGACGTCATGCGCTGTTCGTAAACCTCGGTGATGCCGCCATCCGGGGTCGGGGTCGGAATCTTCCGCGGCGCCGCCATGTCGGTGTAGATCAGGTTCACGGCCTTGAGGTTCGGCTGAAGTTCGGCGAACTCGTTGGTATTGATGCCAGCGATCGAGGGTTGCTCGATTTCCGAGATGGTCAGGATGACCGCATCGGTGCCGCCAGCACCCTTGCCGATGAGGGTGTCGTCGAAATAGACCTCCAGCGTATCGCCAGCTTCTTCCGCCACCTTCTTGACGACTTCCAGTGTGGTCGCCGTACCCGCACCAGGGCGCTGATACTGCACGACCTGCACGATATCGCCGTACTGCCACTGCAGAGCGATGCGCTGCGGCGCAAGGATCTGAATGCGATTGGCGATGCCCTTGCCGGACTGGAACATGCCAGTCTTCAGCGTAACGATCTGACCCAGCAGCCACAGCGACATTTCGCCGTTGTCATAGGTCGACACGGTGTCGTTGCCGTTACTATCTGGCGGCAATGTCACCTGCGTTGCACCAGGGGTGTTCAGCAGCCCCTCGCCGTTGGCCGGGTTGTAGCCGTAGAGTGCACCTGAACGCATCTGCTGGAAGATGCCCTGACGGCCTGCCAATTCCTGTGCATGCGGCAGGGATACGCTGTAATTCGCCGCCGCCGCCATATCGTGATGATCGTAAATGGCGCGGGTGCGGGCCAGATAGGTCGGTGTGCTGTAGTACGTCGCAGCCAGCGCAGCACTGGGCAATTCGTTGAAAGACGACTGCGAAATCTGAGCCGCCGAACGAATATCCAGCTTGTTGATGTAGACGTACAGGTCTTCGCTGCCGATCTTCACGCGCGGCTTGCCGCCAGCGAAGACGCCCAGGAAGCCAGAGGGCTGCGCGTAGGTGATGATCAGGTCGGGTTCCGAAAAGCTCGGCGTGACCTTCGCCTGAGCGGGAAAGTAATTGCTCATAGTGCCTGCTCCTTAGAGGATGATCTCGGCCACGGCGCCGGCCACCCAACTCGCAACACCGGAGCTGTAGCTGACTACCTTGGAGTTGGTGTTCACCGACTTGACCTGCACGCTGGTCGGCAACTGAATCGCACCAGCCGTGCCCGAAGCGGTGAGCTGGAACAATGCCGGATCCCAATACAACGCTTGGTCAGCATTGCCCGCTTCCAGCGTGGCAACCAGCGAAGCCAAGCACTGAACACGGATCGTCTGGCCTGAGCCGATGCGGAAGAAGTTGATGGTCTGGCCCGGGGCATACAGCGGCACCGAATTACCCGGCACGATCGTGCCGTTGTAGGCCTGATCGAAGACCGTGAAACCGTTGATGGTGGCCTGCGAGGTCGGCACGGTCAGTGCGCAGCCGAATCCTTGCGAACCATCGGAGTCAACGCCTACAGTCACAGGCATGCCGCCCCACAACGACTGGCTGACTGTCGATGCGATGAGGCCCGATTCAAGGCGCTGACGAGTGGAGGGATTGGCCTTCGTCGAACCCGCATAGAAACCTTCGGTCGATACGACGAAGTTGCCATTCGGGGACGTGGTCAGAGAGGGATTAAAAGTAATGCTCATGGCTCAGTCCCTTAGTTGAACTTGCGGTTGATGCGGGCGACCATCGCAGGCGCCATGAACGGAGCCCATGCCGCGGCGGGATCACCGGAGTATTCGGAGACACGGCGACCGGCACGATCGATCGTGACGTGCTCGAGCAGACGACCCTCGGGCATGTTGGCCGGGGCACGCGCGGCGCTCTGTGCATCGGCGTAGATGCAGTTCTCCACTGCGCCGAAGCTGACGGCATCCAGCGAATCGAGCTTCACGTCCTTGTACGTGGCGCTGTGCTTCTGGAACTTCGATGCCAAAGCCTTGCGGTAGGCAATTGGATTCTCGCCATATAGCGGCGCACGGATGGTTTCACCGAAGGCACTGGCGATACTGTCAGCACGCGACTGTGCCTGTGCCAACGAATCGCGATCTTCCACGCTCAGGGGCTTGGTGACGGTGCCGAGCTGCTCACTGACCGATGCGAGCTTGGCTTCGAGATCCGCAATCTTGCGATTCTGAGCATCGGCGCGCTCTTCGGCTTCGCGCTCCTTCTTGCCTTCCTTTTCAGCGGCCTTGATTTCCTCGGCAGCTTTTCCCTCGGACTTCTCTTCCTTCTTGCCCTCTTCCTCGGCTTTCTTTTCCTCGGAATCAGCTTTCTTGTCGGACTTCTCTTCCTTTTTCTCTTCCTTGGAATCCTTGCGATCGGCTACTTCGCCCTTGTTTTCCAAGGCATCGAAACGAGCATTCAATGCATCACAACGCTGCATCAGCGCATCAGCCCATGCGGGCACTTTCTCTTCTTCAAGACTCACGTCGGAATCTCCTTCAAGGTTGACACCAGTGGGTTCCCCGCCCTTGTCCCACACGCCTTCTTCGCAGATGGCGAGGTGATCCAGGTAGGAGGGTTTGCCTTCAATCAAGACCGTCGAGCCGTCTTTAAGCTGGACGGTCTCAGTCGAACCGGCGTCGCGGAAAACAACCGCCGGGCTTGTCGATGCATGGGACGTGCGCATGAGTTGTGCGGCGTCTTCATCGAACACTTTGGCGATGCCCCAAACCTCATCGCCCTTTATGTAGGGAAGGATCACCACGCCGATGGCTCGGTCGCGGTATTCCTCAGTATTCAGGATGCTTTTCTTGGGATGCTCGAAGATGAGCGGAAGCCCATTGCAGCGCTCAAGAAACTCATCGGTCAGGAAGTTCTCGGGTGGACGATAGACGTATTCGTCCAGACCACTGCGGTACGCCGTACCTGTACCCGTGACGCGTACATCGAACATCCAGACGTTTTCGTAACGCTGTGGACTGGATAAGCGCTCATCGCGAATCGCTTTTGCGATATCCAGTTCGGTCAGACCATCAGCAATGGCTCGCCGTAGGGCGGCAGACAAAACGTTTTCGCCGCTTTCGTCCTTGCGAGCGCCTACAAATTCCTCACCCACCTTCTTGGGAATACCGAGCGTGCTATTCCCCGCCGCCGCGGCATACATAGCGCGGCGTTGTTTCTCGCTTACAGGGGGCACGTCAGGCAGCCTTTAACCTAGTCGCTTCCAGCACCTCGCGGCCCTTAGCCGTCAACATCTCGGCAGGAAGATCGCGGAGGTTGCGCAGGTACACGTAGTAGCACTCGCAGAAGACTTCTTCGCCCGGTTGGGTGATCTGGTCGATATAGCCAGCATCACTGGGTTTCACATAGCCCTTTTCCTGAGCCCATGAGCCGCGCACCAGATAGATCTTCTGATCGCGCTCCTTATGATCCTCGCGGTAGTCGTACCCAGGACGACGCCAATGGGAACGCCATACCGCAGCGATCGCGCCAGTCTGCTGCGCAATCGTGGCGCTGACTGATGCCATCAGTTTGTGTCCCTGATCGATGGTGACGCGGCGCTCTTCATAGCTGAGCTGGCGCAGTGACTTCAGGATCGCGTCCTTCGTGTCACCCTTTTCCACTGCCCGGGATCCGCCTTCCGGAATCGAAGATGCCCATCCAGCGAAACGCTGCAAGGTCTTTTCAATCGCCTGTTCCCGGTTGAGCTTAATGAGATCAGCGCTCGCAAGAATGCGGCTCGTCAACTGTGGGCGAAGGCTCGGCACAACCGCCTGAATCGTCATCCTTGGCACGCCAGGATGGTTGCGGCGCATCACCCGATAGCTTGTGGCTCGCCGGAAATAGGCAGTCATCGAGGCCGTCATGCGCTCATGCAGGACCGCCGAAGATGGCGAATCACGCCTAGCCAGCACGCGAAGGCGCTGCATCCATTCCGATAGCTGACCCGGATAGCGATAGCCATGCTCGGCGAAGTCACGAATGGCTTCAGCTATAGCATCACGGAATGATGCGCTCATAGGTGAGACGATTCCGGTACAGGCTTCGGCTCATCCATCGGCTGCGGCGGCTCGTAGGAAGCGATAGCTTCTTCGTCCAACTCCAGCGGAATGGATTCAAATGTCTTGCGCCCATTGAACTGATCCGCTGCCCAGCAAAGCAGACGGGCCTTGTTGTCGGGATCAAGCTGGGGCGCCATCACCTCGACAAACGACAGCACCGCTTTGGTGACGATATCGTCCGTTTTGGCCTTCTCAGAATCAGGCTCAACGATGAGATTGGGCCATGTTGCCGTAAAGGAATTCTTCCACTCGTAGAACGCCGTGGTGTAGTCCTTCTTGCCGTACTCGCTCGGGTACTTTTTCTGGATGGACTTGTACCAATCCGGATTCCAGGCCCGACGCATCACGATGTCATCGAAGAATCGATAAATCGGAGCGGCATCCTTTCGTACGGTATCGATATACCAGGCAACCTGCTTGGCGTCCTCGGAGCCTTCGCCAAACCCCCGAGCCAGCGTCTCTTCCCGCAGTAGTAGCGCCGGCATGTCCGCACCGGTCGCGATGTTCTTGATGATATTGGTGCGGGCGTATTCTCCCGCCTTATCCAGATTCATCAGGTTCAGCGATTCGATGGCTTCCGTATCGCCAATGGAAAGCACCTGATTTGTCTTCGAATCCTTGATCAGTTGGCGTTTCTGA